CCCGGACCCCGAAGCGGGCCCGGGTGTGGGTCGGCACCGCCAAGACGATCCGGGACCTGTACGAGGGCCGCTCGATGACCACAGGGCCATGCGTGAAGGCTGCCCAGTGGGCGAAGTCGAGGGGTTGGGCGCCACCGTTGGCGTGGGACAACATCGACGACCCAGCCGAGCAACCCAAGCTCGGCGCGACCGTCGACCTGGAGATGGACGACGTCGCGATCGCCCGCGCCACCCACGGCGACAGGGTCCACCTGACCAAACCCGAGCGGACCGTCGCTGTCGCACGCCTCACAGCCCAAGGACTGTCCGCCGACCAGGTCGCCGACCGGCTGGGCGTGACCACGCGTACCGTGACCCGTGACCGGCGGGCCGCATGAACCACAACCTCCGGTCACTGATCGAAGGAAAGTCCGGGTGGACCGCCGAGGCGGCGTGCGCGGGCCAGTACGAGCTGTACGACACCGCGGCCGCACTCCCGCTCCTGGCGTCCACCCAGCGCGTGGTCCTGCGCGCCCGGGCGCTGGTGGCGGCCCGGGCCATGTGTCGCACCTGCGACGTGCTGCGTCGCTGCGAAGAGGCCTCCTGCACCGAGGAGAACGGGTTCTGGGCGGGCATGACTGAAGCCGAACGAGACACGAGATGGTTCGACGCCCGCCAGGCCGCCGGACACGACAACGATGATGAGGAGATTGCCTGATGGCCCGCACGCACGCCCGGATCCGACTGTCCATGTGGGCCGACGAGGACTTCCGGGACCTACCAGCGGAGTCACAGTGGCTCTACCTGCTCCTGCTGACATCCTCAGAGCTGTCTTACTCCGGTGTCGCGGACTGGCGGCCGGCACGCATCGCACCCAAGGCCGTAGACGTCTCACCGGCCCGGGTCGAAGCCGCAGCGGTCGAGCTGGAGCAGAACCACTACATCGTGGTCGACCGTGACACCGAGGAAGTGCTGATCCGATCCTTCATCCGCAACGACGGCCTGATGGACCAACCCAACGTGGCCGTAGCGATGGCCAAGGCCTACGTCGCGACGGCGTCCAGGACCCTCCAGGCGGTCGTTGTGCACGAGTTGAAGCGTCTGTTCAAGGAGGATTCGACGCTGAAGGCCTGGACTCGCATTGAAGTCAAGAACCTGTTGAAGAAGCGTTCGATGACCCCCGACCAAGCCCTTGAGGTACTCCCTCCGAACATGGCCGGTTTCCCCTCCGATTGGGGTCACACCGAACCATCGTCTAACCCTTCCGGTAACCCCGGACCTAACCCTTCGGGAATAGATCAAGAAAAGGGTTCCGACAACCCATCGACTGACCCATGCCTCACTCCTTCTCCCTCTCCTTCTCCCTCTCCTTCTCCCCCAACTACTCACCTACGTAACACAACCTCACCAGAGAAACGACGAACACGCGGAGCCCGCTGCGCAGAGCACCCCGAACACCCCGTCAGCACCTGCCCCGTCTGCGCCCAACTCAACACCGCACCACCCGACAACTGGAGAACCGCATGACCGACAGAATCACTCCCCGGCAAGCCCGACGCCTGAACCTCCGCGCAGCCCAAGCAGCCCACCTCATTGCCATCCCTCCACCCGTCGCCGACGAGTACCGCATCAGCGTCAACTGCGAACCCTGCGGCTTATCTCTCGACTGCGAGAACAACGAGTTCGGCCGAGCGTTAGTCGCGTCCTGGCCGGCCGTCCACGCCCAGGACTTCAAGCCCACCTGGAAAGGGGTCTGACCCATGGTTCCGTCAGTCTGTCCTGACACCCTTGGTAGTGAGAACGATTCTCAAGTAACACCAGATGAGAACCATTCTCAACTGGTTCCTGAGCGTGTGCCGACTGCAGACCGCCCTGGACGCCTGCCAGGACCTCGCTGTTGCCGACGTGGGGAAGGCGTCATGACCTACATCGGCGCCATACCCGTCGCCGGCACCCACGCCTACATCAACCACCAGAGGGCGCGACTGACCCCTGGCACCCGGGTCATCTGCTCCTCACCCGGGCACCTGAACGGGCAAACAGGTGTGATCATCACCATGGCCGAGAAGCTCCTGAACGGGCACGACTGCGCCGTGATGCTCGACCGGGACCGCGACTGGCCGTTGTGCTTCTACTGGCACGAACTGGCCGTGAAGTCGTGATCACCGCCGCGGAGTACCAGGCCGTCATCGCCAAGGCCATGAGTGAGGACAACCTGCTCGCCGACATCCAGGCGCTGGCCACCGCCCTGGGTTGGCTGACCTACCACACTCATCGCTCGGACAGGTCTGAGAAGGGCTTCCCGGACCTTTGCCTGGTGAAGGCCGGCCGACTGGTGTTCGCTGAGCTCAAGACCCAGAAGGGCAAGACCACCCAGCCGCAGGATGCCTGGCTGCTCAGGTTGGAAGCATCGGCCGCCGAGGTCTACCTGTGGCGGCCCATCGACCTCCTGAATGGCAGCATCGAGAAGACCCTGAGGAAGCCCTGGTGACCCCCACCTGGTCCACACACGCTCACGAAGCTGTCAGGTGCGCCCGCAAAGACACCCGCAACATTGCTGTCTCAATCGTGCGCTACGTAGCGCGTTTATCCGCTACCATCCAAGGATCCACCCACTCCAAGCCCAGGAGAACCCCATGACCACCACCCCGCGAGCCCCCCGCCTCACCAGCCGCTGGGAGGCCACCGTCATCGAGTGCCCCCAGTGCCAGAATATCACCCGCTACCCCCAGCCGCCCCGCGCCACCGTCCAAGACATCCGCGAAGCCCTCCGAGGCGTCCTGAGCGAGTACCAGGCTGTCGACAACACCCCGGATCTCCTGCACAGCGTCATGCTGGACAAGGTCGCCGAGCTTGTCCAGGACGTTCAGATCCACACTGACGAACGCGACCAAGCCCTCGCTAAGTTCGACCGCGCAGGAGCTCGCGCCGACGACTACCAGGCGCGGTACGAGATCGCGCACGGCAACTTCATGGCCTCGGAGGACGCCCGCACTGACATGGCCCGGCAACGTGACGCAGCGATCGACGACGTCGAACGGTTGCAGGCCGAGCGGGGCGAGGCGTGGCGCACCATCGCCCGGATGACCCTTGACGCGCAGACCGACCCAGAGGCCGAACCGGACCCCGACTTGGAACGTGAAGTCCCCCAGCCGCCCGCCGGGTACATCTACGTGTGGCGCCCCACCGACGTCGTCGACGGCATTGTCCACCCACTGGCCTCCGCCCGACTGGCCTGGGACCAGCAGCACCAAGGCCACACGCCATGATCCGCTGCCCGGTCTGCCGGCGAACCCACCACGGACCCGAAGCCCTGGTCGAACACATGCTCGGGCACACCAAACAGGGCCTCATCGAAACCCTCCTCGAACGGATCATGCCGTGCGGGAAGAAACGGTTCAACACTCAAGCTCAGGCTGAGCGGGCCCTGGTCATCAACACGATCTCCACCAACCCGATGCGCAAAGAAACCCACGCGTACAAGTGCGTCCAGTGCCACCCTGCGTGCTGGCACCTCACCTCCAAGGTTAAGCGCACACAAGAGGTTGCGTCGTGAACGTCCTCATCGGTCAGGCCGCGACCCGGTTCCTCCAACACGTCGACCGGTCCATCATCCAGACCGAGGCCCAGCTGAAGGCCGACATGGAGTTCTTGGCCCATCAGGCGTTCCTGGTCACTGGGGTCCCTGTCAACGTCCGCACTGAGCGTGCGTTGGAAACCCTGTCCTTGGTCGCCTCATGAGCATCCTCACCGACTTCGTCCGAGGCATCCGCCACGGCCTGCGGCTCAACGCCATCGAACTACGCCTGGAAGTGATCGCCGACCGCGAGCACCTGGTCAGCATCGGCGCCTGCCCTCAGGAGGTCGCCCGGGTCGGCACTCTCGAGCTGGTGGTCGCTGACTTCTGCGACGCGCTCGGGGGCGGGCGGCCGTGAACGTGTGCCGCGAGTGCGCCGCACCCGTCACCTGGGTCAAGACCGTCAACGACGTCGCGATGCCGTTGGACCGTGAGCCCTCTCCGATCGGGAACATCCGCCTGGTCGGCAACGTCGCGCACAAGGTCCCGGCTGCGCAGTTGCCGATCGAGGACGAGGATGCGTTCACGTGTCATCTGGACACGTGCCAGCGGAAACGCACCTTGGTGGTCGTCAAGGATGACTTGGCGCGGTGCACGGCCTGTGGGCTGGTCATGGACCAAGACCTGGCCAAAGCCGGGCAAACCGTACACCCCTGCTGCTGAGCATGCCTGAGGCCACGGCGTGCCCACCTGTCACCCGTGGAATACCACACGAAACTTAGTCCCATGATCAGAGCCCTGCTTTGTGTGATCACAGCCCGCCACGACTGGACCCACCGCCCCTGGCACCACCCCGCACCCTGTTGCGCAGGCACCTTGAATGCCCACGCAACACTGGTGCGGGTGGTGCCAGGGGCGGTCTGCTCATGAAGACCCTGACCCTGGCCGACGCGATGGCCGCCACCGAGAAACGCCCCGGCACCACCTGCACCGTCGCCACGATCCTCGCCGAACTGACCGCCGCCGGCAACGACACCCTGGCCGCCGAGATCGGCGCCGCCACCCGAAGGCCCACGACACCGCTGGCTGCGATCTACCGCGGCACCAAGCTGCTCAAGGACCAAGGGGTGCTCACCACGGCCCTGACTGAGGGCGTCCTGGGGCGGCACCGCAACAACAAGTGCTTGTGCCCATGAGCGTCTCTCTCTCGGATGCGATCGCCGCGACCAACCCGCCGACTGAGCCCACCCCACGGTCCGCCAAGACGGTGCACCCCAAGGGCTTTGAACCCGGGTACGTCTGGGACGGCAACACCGGCTCGGTGACCACCGGCCCCCTGACCGAGCGCCCGACCACCTGGGATGCGTACCTGATCGACGCCGGGATGAACCCCGCCGACGTCCAGGTCATCGAACCGGTCAACGTCCGCGGCTGGGACGCCCTCCACGCGAACATCGACCCCACCACAGGGCTGCGGGTGTCCTCGGTGATCCGGATGCACTACTACCGGCTCAACGTGCGCCGGCTGACCTCCACGACCACCCCGGACCTGCGCCAGCTCTACGTCGCCGCCCGCACCGCCCGCAGGACCGCCAAAGCCACCGCTGAGCGCCCCGAGAGCGCTGCCACCGCCACTGTCGTGCTGTGGGCTGACCCGCAGACCGGCAAGGTCGCCTCCCGTGGCGGCACCGCCCAGCTCATCGAACGCCAACAGGGCTACCTCGAAGGCATCGAGGCCTACTCCAAGGCGCACCGCAGCGACGCCGCGTACCTGTTCGACCTCGGCGACCTCGTAGAAGGGTTCGAGAACACCTCATCCCAGATCTTCACCAACGACCTGTCCCTGATGGACCAGATCGACGTGGCCACCACCGTCGAGCTCGAAGCCGTCAAAGTGTTGGCCAAGACCCACAATTCTGTGGTCATGGCCGGGATCGGGTCCAACCACTGCCGCTGGCGCTCCGGCAAAGGCGCGTTGGGTCTGCCTGGGGACGACTGGGGCATCTTCGCCCTCAAACAGATCCGCAAAGCCCTGGCGCTGAACCCCGACCGGTTCGGCCACGTCAGTGTCCTCTGGCCCGACAAGCATGAAGAGACCCTCGCTCTGGACGTGGCCGGGACCATCATCGGCCTGGCCCACGGCCACCAGGTCAACAACCCCGACCAGATACCGCTGTGGTGGGCCAAGCAAACCCACGGCGGCCAAGCTCTCGCCGATGCGGACATCCTGCTGACCGGGCACTTCCACCACCTGCGCCTGCAGCCGACCGGCCAGAACCGGCATACGGGCCGCTCGAAGTGGTGGCTGCAGGCACCTACGCAAGACAACGGCTCTGACTGGTGGCGCCAAGGCGCCGGCGGTTCCGACTCCGACCCAGGCCTGGTCGTGTTCACGGTGGGCCCTGATGGCTGGGACAACCTGAAGGTCATCCGATGAGCCCAACCCTGCTCGGCTTGGCCGGGTACGCGGGCTGCGGGAAGGATGCCCTGGCTGAGGCGATGCGCCCGGCCGGGTGGTCGAGGGTGGCTTTGGCTGACCGGATCCGCGCGGTCGCCTACGACCTGGACCCCACCGTCGCCCATGCGGTCGACGACACGTCCTGGGATGAGGCCAAACGCGACGTGCCCTACGTGCGGGAGTACTACCAGTTCCTCGGCCAGGTGATGCGCGCCAACCTCGGCGCCGACGTGTGGCTGAACGCCGCCCTGGCCCAGCTGCCGCCCGGGCTGGTCGTGGTCACCGACGTGCGGATGCCCAACGAGGCCGACGCGATCGTGGACGCCGGCGGGCAGGTCATCCGGATCACCCGCCCCGGTGTGGGGCCGGTCAACGGCCACGTCACCGAGCAGGCGTTGGACGGGTATGACTTCGACGGCTGGTTTGTCAACGACCGCACACCGGCCGCTCTGGCTTCCGAGGTCCTGCTCTGGTTGAAGGGGCGATGGTGAGCGGGCAAGCCGCCGCCCTCGAGGCGGCGATCGCCGCCACCCTGCGCGGGCACGCCGACGAACCCGCCGAGAAGGGCCTGATCACCGGCTGGGTGTTGGTCGTCGAATCCGTCGGCACCGACGATGCGCCCTACGTGCGGCTGTACGCCTCCGAGCACACCCCCAGATGGCGTGACCTGGGCCTGCTGCAGTTCGGGGTCGACTGCCTGAAAAACGCCCTGTTCGCCCGGCAATAACGCCCGTGTCGAAAACCCGCTACGTAGCGCACTTATCCGCTATGCTCCGAGAGCACCCAGGCATCTGGGACCACCGCCCACCGTCTCGCCCCGACAGTGAGCACGGAAAAAGGAGCACACCATGACCGACACCGACACCCGCACCTACACCCCGATGCCGCGCACCTACGTCGGCGATGACGCCTTCATCACCGCCACGCTCGACACCACCTCCAGCTACTCCACTGACGTCCACATCTGTGACAGGCACCACGCCGGCACCGCCACCCTGCACCTGTCCCCGTTCGCCGTCCGTGAACTGCGGGACGCGCTGAGCCGGTGCCTGATCGGTCTGGAGTCCACCGAGCAGACGGTCCTCGGGGCCATCGACGGCAAGATGTACACCGCGGTGCGCTCCTCATGACCGCCCTGACCAACACGCGCATCAGTGGCCAACTGTCCGCGGGACGGGTCGACCTCTACGTCCTGGACTGCTCCAACTGTGGGGTGATCTTCGCGATCACCACCGACTACGAGGACCGTCGTCGCGCTGACGCTAAGTCGTTCTGGTGCCCCAATGGGCACAGCGTCGGATGGTCCGAGTCTGAGGCTGACAAGCAACGCAAGCGCGCCGAGCAGGCCGAGCGGAACCTCAAGTGGACCGAAGCCGCGCGCATTGCTGCACGCGATCAGGCCCAAGCCGCACACAACAGCGCGCGGGCCTACAAGGGCCACCTGACCCGGATGCGCAACCGGATCGCCGCTGGCGTCTGCCCCGTGCAGGGCTGCCGTCGCAACTTCGCCAATGTCAAGGCGCACGTCACCAGCCAGCACCCACAGTGGGCGCACGAGCACGCCGAGGCGTTGTCATGACCGCCCTGACCACTGAGGACCGCATCGAGCGGGCCATCGACAAGGCGCTCCCGCACCTGCGCAAGGACACCGACCACGGCCGCGAGTTGGCCCTACGAGTCCTCGCCCGGGCATCCAAGCGCATCAAGAACATCGAGGCCGCGAAGTGAGCGCCGCCGACCTCCCAGGTTCCCCGATGACCGGGGAGCTGGCGCCCATCCGGGCATGCCCCGACTGCGAGCAAGGCAAACACCGCAACTGCACCGGCCAGGCATGGGACAACGTCATCGACGACTTCACAGTGTGCCCGTGCTACCAGGCAGGCCACGGTGAGCCGTCATGAGGCGCCTCTGGACACTGCTGAAGGCCTGGCACAAGGCCGCCCTGGGTGAGTACATGGCCAAGCACCGCACCCAGTACGGTTCGGGCGCGGTCACCACGAAGAGGCCCACATGACCACACCCAAGCCTCCGGAGCGCACGTTCCTGCCCCGCTGCCCCGACTGCCGGCGCCTCCTAGCCGACACCGGCAAACCCCACTGCCAGCACAACCCCGCCTGCGACTGGCTGCGCTGCAAGTGCGGGGCCCTGATCCAGACCGACGGCACCTGGAACAACGGGAAACGTCGGGGTGTGGTCGCATGACCTCCTACGACCTGGCCTTGGAACCGCCTCGCGTCCGCGCGCTGTCCGACGACCCCGGCACCTTGTGCCTCGGCACCAACCCGAGCACAGGCGCCTACGAGTGCGACGGCCGCCTCGTCTGCCACCTCTGCGACGGTGTCGTCTGCACCGAACACGACGACGTCGCCGACTGCGGAGACGGCCCCGCCCACGAGGCATGCCACCGGCAAGGCTGCGCCAACGCGGCGTGCGAACAGGACCGCGCCGACGACGCGTTGCTCGAGCGGGACGACCAGTCATGAGCCCCGCCGAGCTGACCCGGACCTGGCGCAAGACGCTGCGTGCCGAGGCCAAGGGTGTCCGGCGTCGTCATGTGCGCATCGTTGAGACCGAGGCCCCGCGAAAGGGCAGCACGTGGGTTCGGCGCCACCGCTGGATGGTAGATGCCTGATGCCATCCACCAACACCCCACAAGACGCCTTCCGCCGCCCCGACCCTGGGACCTACACCTGTCTCGTGTGCGTTCCGACCGTCTACGACAAGGGCGGGCAGCGCGAGTTCATGGCGCACTACTGCCGCGAGCACTACCACGAGCCCAAGCCAGCACGGCGGGCTGCCTGATGCCCTCCCACCCGCGCGCGAAACTCCGCCCCGACGGCACCTGCACCCGCTGCGACCAGGTCCACCCCAAAGCCGCCTGCCACAACAACAAAGGCCAACCCTGCGGACGCCCCAAGGTCAAAGGCATGGAGGTATGCGCCTCCCATGGTGGCCGCACACCCGCAGGTCGGCGCAAAGCCGCCGAGCGGGTCGCCGAAGCCGAAGCTGAAACCGCCAAGCTGCGCGCCTGCAAGACCCTCGGGGTCCGCATCGACGGCCTGAACATCTCCCCCACCGAAGCCCTCCTCGAAGAAGTCACCTGGACCTACGTCCACGTCCAATGGCTGCGCTCCAAAGTCCAGGACCTCGAAGACCGCGCCGCCCAAGACACCACCATCGAAGGCGACAGCGAGGACGGCGAGCCGGTCACCATCGAACGACCCGGCGGCCACGCCCTCATCTGGGGACAGGTCGAGTTCAAGTCCAAGACCGGCGGCGACGACTGGGGCAAAACCACCGTCGACCGGGCCGGACCCAACGCCTGGTACGAGCTGTACTCCCGCGAACGCGACCGCCTCATCAAGGTCTGCTCCGAGGCGATCCGCGCCGGCATCGAAGAACGCCGCGTCCAGCTCGCTGAGCAGCAAGGCGCGCTGGTCGCTGAGGCCATCCGCCGGATCCTCGACGACCTGAACCTGTCCCCCGAGCAGCTCTCCCAGGTCGCCAGCATCGTGCCCCGTCATCTTCGCGCCATCGCAGGAGGCGCAGCATGAGCGCCTGCGAGGTCTGCTGGACTGAGGCATCCCGACAAGCGTTGATGCTTGGTGGGTCGACCGTCGACCGCTACCGCAAACTCCTGGCTGAGTATCCCGACGGGCATCCCGAGCCTGATGCACCGTCCCGGCTGGAGTAGCCCTGTCCACAGGATTCCTTGAAGCTGCAGCCCGCATGTTCGACCCGAACTGGCGGGCTGCCTACGCAACCCCAGGCGACCTCGCTGTGCAGCTCGACCCGCGCACCATCCAAACCCCCGCCTTGGACCTGATCGACGCCGCACTCGTCGAAGCCGCCACCACCCCTGACGCGCGGCTCATCATCTGCATGCCCCCCCAGGAGGGCAAGTCTTTCAGGTGTTCCAGGTGGTTCCCGCTGTGGTTGCTGCACCGCAACCCAGACACCCGCATCGCGATCATCTCCTACGAGTCCAACATCGCCAGGCGTTGGGGCCGCGCCGTCCGGGACACCATCACTCAGCACGGCAAAGCCCTCGGGCTGCGAATCCGCGACGACCTCGCCGCACAGCACGAGTGGCAGCTCGACGGCCACGAAGGCGGCGTGTACACCGTGGGCATCGGCGGAGCGCTGACCGGGCGGCCGGTGGATTGCCTCACCGGTGAAACGAGGGTTGTCACCGCTGACGGCTACATTCCTATACGTGACCTCTACCAGTCAGGAAACCCGCCCCGTGTCCTGTCTTTCAACCACGCCACCGGCAGCACAGAGTGGTCCCACATCATCGCCAAGCGCGCCATCCCCGACCGTGAACTCGTCGAGGTCACCACTACCGGCGGGCGCAGCTTCACCTGCACGCCTGATCACCGGATCGCGACAGCCGACGGCTACCGGTCGGCGTCGCTACTACGACCAGGTGACGCTCTCATTGTCGGACGGTCGGAACATCAAACGTGCGTGCGTGCTCTGCGGGAAGGTGCGCAAGAGCAGGGGCCCGACGTGCCTCGACTGCTACAAGAAGGCGCGCGCGTCGACGTATCTGACGATGACGTGCGACTGGTGCCAGGTGAGTTTTCAGAGGATGCGAGCAGAGCACGAGAAGCGGCTCCGCGCAGGCCAGACCGTGGCGTACTGCTCCCACCTCTGCGCTGCGGCCTCGCTCCGTTCAGCAGGTCTGCCATGCCTATGTTGTGGCAAGCCGACGGGGTCGACAGACCGACGGCGCCGGTACTGCTCGCCGCCGTGCCGCGCAGCCATGAAGCGCCCAGCGAAGACCAAGGCATGCCCGCAGTGCGGGACCGTCTTCTCGTACAGCAGCGCCCGGCGGGTCTACTGCACCAGGGCGTGCGCGAACACAGCGCACTCGGCACGAATGATCGGGACCGGGAACAGTCGTTTCAAGGACGGCACCAGTTACGCCGCGTGGTTCCGGCTGACGCGCCCCTTGATCCTCGAACGCGACGATCATCGGTGCCGTGCCTGCAAGGCACCGGATACCCCGACTGCGATGCGGTGGCGCGGGCAGGTCGTGATGCGCAGCAGCTTGATCCTTCACCACCTCAACGAGCGACCCTGGGACAACCGCCCACGGAACCTGATCACGCTGTGCAAGGGCTGCCATGCGACCCACCACAAGTCGGCGCAGACACCGTTCGTGTGGTTCGCCGACTACACGGCCGCCGCGACACGGTCTATGACCTCCAAGTGGAAGGCAACCGCAACTTCTTTGCAGAAGAGGTACTCGTCCACAACTGCATGATCATCGACGACCCGATCAAGGACCGGGCCGACGCGGACTCCCCCACGATCCGCGGCAACGTGATCGACTGGTGGACCGACACCGGATCCACGAGGCTTGCCCCTGGCGCCCCCGTCATCCTGATCCAGACCAGGTGGCACCCCGACGACCTCGCCGGCTGGCTCCTTCAGCAGGAGGACGCCGAGCTGTGGCGGGTCATCTCCATCCCCGCCCAAGCCGAAGCCCTCGACCCAGCAGACGACCCGCTGCACCGCCCGCTGGGCGAGTACATGGCCTCCGCCCGCCGGCGGACCATCAAGCAGTGGGAGGCGATCAAACGCCGCTCCCCAGCCCGCACCTGGGCTGCGCTGTACCAGCAGCGTCCCACCCCGGCTGAGGGCACCGTCTGGCAGGAGTCGTGGATCAGCGCGTTCCGCGGCCGCACCGGCGACGCGATGCACAAGTGGGTCAGTGTGCTGGTCGGTGTCGACCCTGCGGTCACGTCCAAGACCACATCGGATGAGACGGGCATCGTGGTGACCGCGATGGACACCGAAGGCACCGCCTGGGTTGTCGACGACAGGTCTCTGCGTGGGACACCGACAGAGTGGGGCTGCGCGGTCTGGCATGCGGTGTTCGACTGGGGTGGCACCGGGATCGTCATCGAGGACAACCAGGGCGGCGAAATGGTGCTGACCGTCCTACAGACCTCCTGGCCGGTCGCCGTGGCGTCCTACCTGCGCCTGCACCCGTCCTGGCAGCCGATGATCGCCCCACCGATCACCCGCGTCCACGCCTCCCGCTCCAAGCGGATCCGGGCCGAGTCCGTGGCTGCGATCTACGAGGTCGGCAAGGTCCGCCACGCAGCAGACGGCACCAGCCGCCTCCAAGCGTTGGAGGACCAGATGACGGCATGGACCGGTGTGGGGGATAGCCCGGACAGAATCGACGCTTTGGTTCACGCATTAACTGCCTTGTTCCTGCCCAAGCACGCCGACGCTGGGGTGGGTGCGCAGAGGCAGCAGGCCGCGTCCCGGCGGAGGGCAGCTGGTCGACGCTAGGCGTTGCTCGGAACTGTTGTTGAAGTGGCGCGACCCTATTCCCACACTGGCCCGATACCCTGTCCCTCGTGGCGTGCCACACGCCACAACTACGACGGAGGCCCTGTTGCGCACGTTCCTTCACGACCAGTGGTCCCCGCTGTCCCACATCGCCGACCTTGGTGACGGCCACGACGGCATCGGCAGGCCCCTATTCGTTGCCCAGTGGGTTGATGACGTCGACGCCCGCCGGCTGACCGCCTACCGGATCCTGTCCGCCTACGTGGACAACGTGCGCCGCTACTACATGTCCGCCGCCATGTGGGGCACCCCAGCAGGTTTGGAGCTCGACGCGCTCGGCCGGCTCCCCACCAGCTCGGATCCGTCCGAGGCGGCGAAGATGCGCGAGTACGGCCACGCCGGGCTGATCTGCGACGCGACCCGGGCGCTCGTGCTCGGTGAGGACCAGACCATCGTCGTCACCGACCCGACACAGGAGGGTGACACCGAAAACCCAGCGACCGTCAAGGTGCGGGACTGGCTCGAGGCGTGGGCCGCCAAGGAACGCCTCGTCGGCAAGCTCCTCACCGGTGAAGAGAACACCATCACCGACGGTGACGGTGTGTACGTCCTCGGCTGGTCACCAGGTGCGAGCCGCCCCCGACTGAAGGTCTACGACCCAGGGTTCTACTTCCCCGATCTGCTCGCAGGTGACACCGCGGAGTACGCCGACTGGGACGACGACGACTTCCCGCCCGTCGTGCACCTGGCATGGGAGACCGAGCAGCCCGACGGCACGTCCATCCTGCGGCGCACCACCTGGCGGATGGTCCACCTCGAGCACCCGGTGTCAGCGCCCTGGGGTGGCACCCGGGAGTGGACGTGTGTGATGGAGGTCATCGAGATCCCCACCGACCGCCTGCAGCAGGGCTGGACGATCTACAACATCCCCACCGACGCGGCCGCCGTCACTGTGGTCAAGGCGGCCACGGACCTGCAGGTCGACTTCATGCCGGTCGTGCACGTGCCCAACGACGAACCCGGTGGCCGGCACTTCGGGCGCTCCACGTTGATGCGGGTTGCGATGATCCTGGATGACCTGATGGGTGCCGACACGGACCTGTCGATCTCCTCCGAGCTCAGTGCCCCCACGGCCACGGTGGTCAAGGGTGCGGGCTCCCCTGTCTTGGATGGTGGGCCGGGAGCGCAGTGGAACCTTCCCGTGGGCGCTTCGGCTGACCAGCTCGACACGTCCAAGTCGTTGGATGCGCAGCTGAAGTACTCCACCCACCTGATGGAGACGTTGGCCCAGAACACCCGCCTGGCCCTGGTCCTGCTCGGCCGTGTCGACGTCGCCGCCGCGCCCAGCGGGTACGCCCTCGAGCTCGGCTTCGCGCCCACCTCCGCGTTGGTCCGCGAGCTGCGCAACATGCGTGGCGTCAAGTACCCGCTGATCCTGAAGTTCGCCCTGCGCCTGACCCAGGTCAACGACCCCACTCAGGTCCCTGCGGGGCCCACACCGGACCTGGGCATCGACCTGGGTGCGGCCCTGCCTGCGGACCTGCCCGCGGCGATCGCGGCCGTGAAGGACCTGCTGCCGATCCGGGGCATCTCCACCCCGACCGCGGTGCGGATGCTGATGCGTGCCGGGCTGCCGATCGAGGACGCGACCGATGAGGTTGATGCGATCGCGGCTGAGGCTTTGGCTGGCGGGCACATCCTGCCGCCACCGGCTCCTGTCGTGCCGCCTGTCGTTCCTCCGAACATGCCACCGCCGAACATGCCACCACCTGGTGTCGTCCCACCCGTCGTCCCTCCGGTCGCCTGACGGCGTGGCGTGTCACAAACCACGCGACACGGCTCTAGCGTGAGCACGTGAACAGCCTCGCATGCGCACCGGCGTGCACGGCCCGACCGACAACGATCTTGGAGGCAACATGCTCAAGGGCATGAAGCGGTTCAGCGGCAAGTACAGTCCCTTCGCCGGGCTGGCGTTCGGCATGCTCTGCGTCGACCCGCCCGAAGGCGACCCCGCCGACCCGCCCGCTGGTGGCGCACCGGCCAAGACCTTCACCCAGGAAGAGATGACCCGCGTCGCCACCGCTGAGTCCGCCAAAGGCAAGCGTGCCGGTGCTGCTGAGGTCGCCGCCGAGCTCGGCATGACCGTCGCCGAAGCCAAGGCTCTGATCGCCACCGCCAATGCCGCCCAAGAGGCAGCTAAGACCGAAGCCCAGAAGGCCACCGACGCCGCGGCCGCATCCAAGACCGCCTCCGACGCGCTCGGCGTGACCGCAGCGGCCACCATCCTGGCATCCAAGGTCACCACGGCACTGCTCGTGGCTGGTATCGCCCCGCAGGTCGACGGCAAGACCAACCCGCAGCTGGCCATGGCAGCCCGCCTGGTCGACGTCGCAGCTGATGCTGATGACGCTGCGATCACCGCAGCGATCGCCGCCGTGAAGGTTGCCGCCCCGACGTTCTTCGCCCCCGTGGTCCCCAAGGCCGACACCGTCCCAGGTACGGGACCCAACCAGACCCGCCCCGCGGGCACCACGTTCGGTGCCTCCGGTGCAGCGGAAGCCCTCAAACGTTTCCCACCCGCCAAGGTCGCCTAGACCCCACGCACGCACCACGGCCAACCCTGTAGCCGCAATACGGGGAACGGGCACCACCGCCCGCAACGGTGGACGACGGCGGCACCTGAGCCCGCACGTGCGAGCACAACCA